TTCATATTTCACCGCTTCCTTGAACTTGTCTAACCAATAGGCTTCAACCATTTTGGCTGATAGCCTTCCTCTGATCTGCGTAGCACCAATAGCCTTTTTGGCGTGTTGGCGGATCAGGGAAGCCTTTACAAAATGCTTACGGCTTTCATCCACATAAGCACCTGCTTGTTTGTCATATTTAACTAATTCCAACTCATCACCTTATCCAACTCAGCCGGCAGTTCTACCGGATCAACATCATTGATTACTTCATAGACACTGCCATTGGGATGTATTGATGGTGGCAGTACAACATAACCTTTGTGCTTTATGTCTATGCCAGGAATCAACTTACCCTTAAATTGCTTAGATTGATCAGCCTTAAAGTAAAAGTGGTAGCCATTATCTGTTTTAACTGTATGTGTATTGGATGCAACACATAGCCGGCGATAATCTTCCCACATTGTCCTAGATGCAATGTTGCGTATGTCAAAATCAAGTACAACTAAATTAGATTGCACAACTGCCAACCCAATATTCCTGGTCGTATCGGCAAACCATTTATTGATCTTGGCTAGATCATTGCTTGCATCAAGATACCCATGCCTAAGTGATTTACATGGTTCTTTAGATTGTGGTTTAAGTGGCATCAACCACCAACCCTTTTGTTGATAGGCTACGGCGTTCACGCATATACCCATGATCCGCGATAGTTAGTTGTAAAGCAATATTGACCAACAGCATTATCAAATGAAATGCTAAAGTCATATTTATTTTGCTTCAAAAACTCAGTAGCCAATATTACCGAAGCATAATTTTCTACCCAGTAAATAAATAAGTGCGACCAACAGATTGTATCTTCAAAGCGATCCTTCTGTTTTAGCCAATCTGATTCAGTTGCCCATTCCATTTGACATTGTGTCAAACCTTCAAACTGATTCTTTGTAATTTTCATTAGTGGTTCACCTTCTGATTGTGTACATACTCAGCCAATAAACCAAATAGTTTAGATTTCAATCTACGCACTGCATCATCAGGTGTTTTACCAAATGATGTAAATTCACCTAATACATTTGATGTAGATGCAACATAATGATCTTCATCTTTAAGATACTTAAAATCAATCTTAGTTTGTAATACGCTTTCAATTGTTGTAAGCATTATTCAGCCACAATCAAATCAGATGTTTCTAGGCTTTTAATTTTTATCAGGGCTTCGGCTCTTTGTTGAACAGCCCTATCCATTGCTTTACCCCATGTCAAAGCATCAATTATTGTTACAAATTTTTGTGAATAATTTTCGTATTGATAAAAATTATCCTCTAACTGATAAATTGCCTTATCTTGGCAATACATTAGTTTTGCTTTTGTTACTGTATTGTTTTTCATAATTAACCCCTTCCGGTCAATTGCGTTTGTAAATGCAATTAAACACTAGCCCACTGACAAATGCAATATGCCATAAGGGTGTGTCATGTGATCTACATCACCCAAAGGCCTTACCCATAGCAGTAAATGACCCATCCGCATTGAATGGGATCATCTCCACGCTTACATTGCCGCGCTTAATATGTATAATGACCGCGCCTGCCTGCCAGTTTGCGTAGCCTCTAATGCCCAAATAAGCCATCTTTTTCATGTCGCAAGTATGACCACACTCAACCCCTACTAAAACACGCTCTAAACGGCCATTAAAGGCTTCTGAATGGCATTGGTAGCCCATCCTGTGCGTGTGTCCCGACACTACTCCGCGACCCCACCTTTTTGCTATGTTCAACGCCGTGCCGCCGCCTGCCCTAGAGATTGTGCCTTCATCCCCATGACATAGAACTAAGTTAGTGCCAGGGATCGGGTACGCCTGTTTAGCGTAGTAAATTCCTAAATCATCAAAGTTCATAAATTTGGCATACTGCAATTCCGGCAGGTTCATCAATCCTGGAATCCTGGCCACCGCTTTGTATAAGCGATCTGAATGATTTGATCTACTAACCACATCTGTTTTTAGATCATACAAAATATCCTGGCAGGTTTGCCTATCATCATTTAGGGTTTGCATAAAAGATTCTGCCCGGCCTTCACTGAATCTACTGATGGTGTTGAAATCCATCTCATCACCAACATTGAGTACCAGGTCAAACTTAAAAGTCTTAACTAATTTTTTTAGGTTAGTTATGGCTTCTGTAAATTGAAATGGCACTTGTAAATCTGACACCACAAGATATTTTGCGTTAAAGGTTTTATCGCGCTTAATCTTCATCCTCATCTTCTGTTGGATCAATTCGGGGAATGATCTCATTTGGTTTGTGTGCAGGATTGACCCAATCAGGCAAAGATGCACCCGGCTCTGTTATCAGCCAAAATGCAACTTCATCTGAAAAACCGGCCGACTTTGCGGCGCGGTACATCTCATTAAGTGTGATGTAATGATTTTCTAATTTATTCAACGCATCAGCCTTGCGTGGCGTGCGCCGCTTACGCTTAGGTACTTTTCGGGGTTTATTAGTAGCCATAGTAAGCCTAATTTTAGATCATACTATTCCGCGAATGGCACGCTCAACGCCTTCTTCAAGGCTAATTTTTGGCGTGTAGTAATCGCTCATCATGGTTGGATCACCAACCCGATAGGCCACACCTGCCGGCTTATCGGTCAATATCTTAAATCTATTGGCAGATGTCTTTTCATATCCCAGGGTTTTCATTGCAATCTTAGCCAAATCTAAAAATGTTGTAGGCCTGCCTGTACAAAGATTAACTGTTTGATTGCAATTACTTTTTACCATCTCTACAACTGCATCAACTACATCATCAATATGAATAAAATCCCGGGTGGTAGTTGCCTTGCCCCAAATGTTAAATGGATTAGCGTTCATAATCGCACGCTGAATGATTGATGGGAATGGGTAATCTAAATCTTGATCAGTGCCATATCCGCTAAATGGTCTAAGGGTTAATACCTTTGTGCCTTCTTCGCGTAAGTAATTCATAAGCATTTCACCGGTTAGTTTTGTCCAGCCATAGGTCATATCCGGCTTGCCTATTTTGTTAAAATTTATATCCTTTTCTTTTAACTTTTTCTTTTTTGCCAGGGTTTGTAACTCAATTGGGTAAGCGGCTGATGATGAGAAATACACAACATAAGGCTGTTCTGTTCGCATAGCCCAGGTAGCAAACTCAGCATCTATCGCTAGATCAACGGCCAAAGCCAATGGTTCATTTTCAATCATCATACGGCCACCAACTAATGCGGCTAAATGAATTACTAGATCATATTGCTTATTCTCTAATTGAAAGAATTTACGACAATCAACACCGGCTTTTAGATCAACTAAAGTTAAATTAGCGTTAGGTAATGCACGCCTAAAGGCACGGCCAACAAAGCCATGTGATCCGGTAATAAGTATGTTCATCTATATTTTCTTACTAACTCTGCATAATCCGCACTTGCTAAATATTGTTGCAATGCTAATAAATCTTTCTCATACCATTTAGGTTGATTAACCCTGGCATAACCTTCATCCATCTCAGCCTTGCCTGCTACTGGATGTAGATGCTCAATAATCACATCAGGTAAATACTTTAAATAGTTTAAATCTAAACCTAATTGCTTTACAAAGTTATCAAAAAATAGATGTACGCAACCTGGGAATGTCATACCCTGTAACTCAACTACTAAATCCCGGCTCATACCAAAGGCTGTTGGTAGGTTTGCGCCTTGCAATAAATCATCACCATAAACAATGCCGGTGTTAATGCCTAACGCTTGAATAAAGGCTTTATCCCAGTTTTGGGTTCTAGGTATGTGATCATCACCCATGAAAACAAAATAATCATATAAAGGATAGTTAGAAAAATCCAAAAGATAAACCGCACCGGTATTAAGAGAGTTAGCACAACCACCTGTTTTATTGTCGGCAGGTAGTAATCGTAGATTTTTGTTTTTAGCATATTCATCCCATTTCGGATCATCATTATCAATTACAAAATATAGATCGGCTTCTGTATTAGTATCTATAAAGGCTTTGGCCAGGCGATCCGCATTTTCAGGCCTGCCCCTACTGGGTACAACCACGCACATCTTCATGGCCATAGGGTAGGGGATAAGGCTGACTTACTTCTTAGATATAAGGATTTCGTAT